GTTGGTTTGCTCTTTGAGCGCAAAATGTTTTTTTTAAATGACACTGACCGAGACTTTTGTCTCGGAAGTACTTTGGCTCGACAATATCTCTCTCGGGAAGCCATACTGGATTTGCCTGATTTTGAGCCTGGAACACCGCTCTATGCTGACTATGTTGTGAGGGGTCTTATTTTTCCATCAACTACTAACTGGGCAGAACGTGTTATAACCATCACAGGTGGCGTTCGAAGTGGTGCATATAGTACCTTTGTTTGGGATGGTGAATGGAGGGAGATTCAACCTAATATACAACCTCCATTAATGCGTTATCTTAGGATGCATGCAAGAATCTCCTCTCTTAAAACCCGCCTGCATGATGCCCAAATTGAGAGCTCTCAGAGAGGCCTTGATCTTATGTTGCTTAGACATGATTATGAGAGGCTTAAACAGAGGACTGATGCACCAGTTAGGCGTGTCCCATGCTGGCTCATTTTCATTGTCGCAATTCTGGTCTTTAGTAACTTGGTCGGTGTGGTTAGTGGTGCTTCAACAACTAAAACGACTAGGATTCAGGGTGGCTACTCAGTGTGGGATAGGTGTGCTGCAAATACTCAAAAATTGGTTGAAAATCTGGACCTAAGAATAAAGTTAGCACTTGGCAATATAACAATCACTGATAGAATCCAAGCTTTTAAGGACATCATTTATTTTAATATGTTGCCTAAGTTTCATTGGGTGCACATCATTGCACAGACTTTGAATAGATTTGAAGTCTGGAATGTGTTCTCTATCTTATTAGCCATATTAACACTTCTTAAGAGTGCCAACCCTATCTTTGATGTAGTCATCCTGTGCTTGGCACACTTGTCAAATTGGCGAATGGGTATAGTACCCATCCTTCCTTACCTGACAACAGTAATGTGCTGGGTGACTGCAGCTTCTATGCTATGTTACTGGTTTGACCCTTTCCTTTCTATTACAATGGTCTGGATGCAGTTCCCTCTTGTTGTTTTCTGTACTTCTTTTATGCAGGATGCTGATATAATAGAACATCTTAAGGGTTCCATCCTCTTGGCTTTAACTGGAACATTAATTCACACTTCAATCATGTTGACTGCTAGTCCTACTTTTGCATTTGTAATCATAGTTTCCATACGAGCTATAAGGTTACTATTTACAACACTTGGTACTAAGATAGAAGTGAAGGACATCAATGGCAAGGTTATAGGTACTTTAGCAACTAGCCCTAAACAAGTCCTTTTTAACTTTATGCAAAGGTTAAGACAAAAGAAAGTTAGGAATTCAGTGTCACCACTTGTGGTGTTAAAACCTGAGGCTATAGTCAAGGTTATGGCACCTGATGGTAATGGAACAGGCTTCTTTTGTGGTAATGATATTGTTACTGCTGCACATGTAGTTGGTAACCATAAAGTGGTGGAAGTCAGTTATAATGGCCTTATATATCAGTGTAGGGTCAGGCACACACCTGAAAAAGATGTTGCATTTTTGTCCATTCCAGGTGATCTGGTTCCCAAAGCCAGATATAAACTTTCACCAGAACCTTGTTATGATCAAATTGTTGTATCTGCATACACTGATCAAGGTTTTGTTGTGTCATGTGCACAAGGCCTGTGTCATGGTGACACCGTTTCCTATGCTGTATCCACCCAAGATGGCATGTCTGGTGCACCAGTGTGTGATCAGTTTGGCCGTGTCCTAGCTGTTCACCAAACCAATACAGGCTATACTGGTGGTGCAGTAGTTTTGAAGCATGAAGACTTTAAAGCAAAGACATGCAAGCAGAGTGATATCGTGGATGATATTGTCCAGCTTGTTAGAGAGGCAGTCAAACGTGAATTTCAAGTCCTGCGTGATGAGCTTAATATGGAACAGAAAAAGAAAGGGAAAAACAAAAAATTTAAACACGTGGGTAAAGCCAAGGGTCGCAAATACTTGACTGAAGAAGAGTACAAGAAACTTCTTGAGAAAGGCCTGTCTAGGGAGGAGCTACTTGAGTTGATTGATAGTATAATTGACTCAAGAGTTGGATATCCCGAATGGAGCGACCCTGAAGACTTTGATGATTGGGATGATTATGAAATTGACCCACGTGAGTTTCAACAAAAAGCACAACAGTGTGAGATACAAGACCAAAAACTTGGAAAAATCAGACCTTTGAAATCATGTGAGGCTCAAGAGACCACTGTTGAATTGCTTGAACCAACAATTGTGCAAGTGCAGCTTCGTGAGGATTTTTGTCAGCGTTTTGGTCCAGAACCACGTGAACAGGATTATCAGTTTGACTGGACAAAGAAGGATGCTGAGGAGTTTTTGCCCGATCTTAAGGACCTCACAAAGGTTGACAGAGTAGTACTAGGTGCTCAAATTACTGCTCTCCGTACGTTGCTTAAACATGCTATTGAAACTAGTGATTATTCAGGCATACCCAGTGCAGCTTATAAACTAGACTGGATGGCATGGGATTATGGGCTTGGTGGTTTTCTTCAAAGAATTAAGGGTAAGTCTCCAAAAAACGGCAAGCGGGCCAAGAGTGGGGCCCTGAACACCACTCATTAGATTATTGGAAAACACTTGTGTGCCCGCTTGCTGAACCAAATTGTATTCCTGATGGTTACCCTTTAATTGGTCAGATCAAGATTAATAGACCATTGTGTAATTATGATGAGGTGAATGACCCATTAGTCGCCTCACTACCAAAATATATTGGACCAAAACTGGAGTATGGCCCTACGGTCTGGGGCAGACAAGCCTATCTAAAATCATTTGAAAAATTTGATTATGCCCCATATTGTGACTTTAAGAAAGAATACCCCGAAATTGTTAAATTTGCTGATTGGGCTTTTATTAAACATTTTTCCTTTCTTGAAGATACAAGAGTAATTCATATAACAGCTACAGAGAAGAATTTAGATTCCACACCAGCTATTCCCAAAGCAGACCATTATGCAACTGAGAGAGATTATTTGGATGAGAATGGATGGGCACCATACGTTCGGGAGTTCTCACGTGTAATGCGTGGTGATAAACCAGATGTCTTATGGTATCTTTTTTTAAAGAAGGAGATACTCAAAGTGGACAAAATTAATACGAATGATATCAGGCAAATATTATGTGCCGATCCCATCTATACTCGTATTGGTGCATGTTTTGAGTCGCACCAGAACCAACTTATGAAAATGTCCACTGAGACATCTAGTGGTCAGTGTGGATGGTGCCCAATGTATGGTGGATTTAAACAAAGAATGGAAAGGTTACAATCCAAGAACAATGATTACTTTGTTGAGCTTGATTGGACACGGTTTGATGGCACTATACCACCTACCCTAATTAAGCATATTAAAGATCTTAGATGGTCTTTTATTAATGCTGAACAGAGGGTTAAGTACCACCATATGTATGAGTGGTATGTCAACAACCTTATCCACAGGAAGGTCTGTTTACCCACTGGTGAGATAACTGAACAACACCGGGGTAATCCATCCGGTCAGTTTTCAACCACAATGGATAACAACATGATTAACTATTGGTTACAAGCCTTTGAATTTGGTTTTATTTTTGGATGTGATAAGGACTTATGGCAGCAGCATGATACTATCGTCTATGGTGATGATAGACTCACAACAATACCCAGGATGGTTGAAGGTTATGTCGAGAAAATAGTGGACCTTTATAAATCCATCTTTGGTATGTGGGTGAAGCCTGAAAAAGTGAAAGTTTCTAACACACTTGTGGGTTTAAGTTTTTGTGGGTTCACAGTTAATAATAATTTTGAGCCTTTACCCACTTCACCTGAGAAGTTGCTTGCCTCCCTTATCACTCCAGTGACTAAATTACCTGATTTTGAGTCATTGCATGGGAAACTTCTTTGTTATCAACTTCTCACTGCTTTCCTTGATGAAGATCATCCTTTTCGGTCTTATGTTGAGCTTTGCCTGGCGGCTACTAGTAAAAAACTTGAGGGAGCTGGTTTACCCCCACGCTTCACTGAAGAACAGCTCATGTTAATTTGGAGGGGAGGACCAAAAATGAGCGATGGCTAGTAAAGCCGTTTCAGTTGAGGTTAAAACCCAACCACAGGCAAAACCCCGACCACGTTCTCAATCACGTGGCCGCAATAAAAATGTTAAAATCACAGTTAATTCAAAACCCACAACAGCACCTAACAGACGACGTAGACGCAATCGTCGTCCAATGTCTCAACATGTCAATCAGCTTGTCAAACGTCAACTTGCAAGGTCAGGAGCTACCGGACCCAAGCCCTCAATCTCTCAGAAGGCAACTGCCACTCTGGGTACGGTGGGTGCAAATACTTCTGGAAATGCTGAGCTTGAGATGTGCATGTTGTCCAATCCCATTTTGGTGAAGGATAATACAGGCTCTACAGCTTTTGGCCCTATTCAAGCTCTGGGCGCACAATATTCACTGTGGCGTATTAAAACCATGCACATTAAACTCACACCTCTAGTTGGATCCTCTGCCGTCTCTGGGACAGTTGTTCGCATGTCTCTCAACTCCACTGCCACTCCTTCATCCACATCCTGGTCAGGATTGGGTGCAAGGAAACATCTTGATGTTGTTGTGGGGCGTTCAGCTACGTTTAGGCTTAACATGAGAGATTTGGGTGGTCCTATGGAGGGTTGGTGGAAAACAAACACTAATGACTCAGGCTTAACCACTGGTCCAGCAATTGAGATCCATACGTTAGGTAAGACTAAGTCCACCTATCAAAATGCAGATTTTACCGGTGGCTTGTTCCTTTGCGAGGTGATGGCAGTTTGGGAATTTGCAAATTATTCGTCAAACCCAAGCCTTGCCTCACTTCTCAAGGGGACCACACCGCCTGAGACAATTAGTTTTTCAGGCAGTGCTGGGGAGCCTCTTATTATGGAAGCAGAAACAACAACTCAGATTGCTATGGCTATAGCATCTGCTTCTCAACTTGGTGTAACAGCCACTAATGGAGGTGAACCAGTTGCCGATACAATTTTCCAAATTGTTAACACTGGTGTTGAGGGTGTTGCTGCAGTGGTCCCCCCTCCTTTTAATTGGCTTGTCCAAGGGGGCTGGTGGTTTGTTAAGAAAATGGTTGGTAGAACAAATTCAACCAAAGCCCGACATGTTGTTTATGCAAGTTATGAAGATGCTCTCTCTAATAAACCTGCTATATGTACTGGTCAACTGCCTTCTAATGCTAATACTTCTCTTACCGGAAAGCTTAATTATACACAGATGAATGCTCCTTCTACTGGGTTTAATGAATCTGCAGCACCTGTCCAACGATTCATACCTTTTCGGCCTGGTGAGGATATTATACTCACAGCCAACCTACAGCTTGGTAACTTTGCAGTCTCTGTTCTTCGTGGTACTAAACTCTTTGTTCATGCTGGTATGCAGGAAAAGAAATTTCGAGCAATGGCACTTTTTGAGCTCTCTAATATACTTGTTGAAACTACAACCTCTGATGAGATTACATTAGCAGATCTTGATGCTAATCCAATGGAACTTTTCACTGTTTATGACAAAAATTGGACAGATCAGGTTGGTAAAGTCCTTGCTTTTACTCAGTATTTTAATGAGGTTGTTGATGGTTCCGTTAGATACCCTACTCTAGTGACTGCTTTTCTAGTTAAGGCAACACATGAGGTGTCTAACGTTTATGATGATGGACTGGCTTTTAGATCAGAAAAAAGGAAACAAGACAATTATATAACTTTTAATAATGATTCAGGTAATCTTAACTTTACTTTTTCCCCTGGTAAGTACTATATTCTTGTTGATCTATCCTTCAACATTGGTACTCAGAGGCCAAATTCTTCAACTGTTCTAGTGGGGCATCAAGTCTGGCAGGTTAACACTACTGGGAGATTTTCAAATAGCCAACTTATTTCACCAATGGTTACTTTGCCCCCTCCAAATCTGCAGTATATCTTTAAATTCTCAACTAGTGAAGACTGGCAACTTGTACCACTGGATGTTGGAGTTTCCTCTAGAGATTCATCTGCTTATTATACTGAACCTGAACCAGAGATGATTTTTGATGATGAATATTTTGATCCTGACTTACCAGATGATAAAGTTTATGAAATGAGACAGAAGTTGATCAATCTATGTCTTTCTGAAGGAATGTCTTATGCCTCTGCTTCCTCTACTGCTAATATAGCATTTCAAACAGCCGCAGATAGAGTTGAAGATGACATTTTCCATCTAAGATTAGTAGATGGTTTTTCTCCAGATGAGGCTCGCGCAGATGCAATCAGAGCGCGCGAAGACTATGAACGCCGAGGCCACGCCGAGTAGGATCGAGGGTACAGTGTTCATGTAACCGAGGCCACGCCGAGTAGGAT